CGATAGAATGAAAACTCCTGGAAAGTCTATCGATCGTTACATGGACTATGCGTATAGTTGGATTGGTTGGGGCATTCATGGTGCTCGTACATCTTATGCTCATGAATATGCTAACCGACTGATCACGGTAGAAGTTTGAAAAATTAAATAGGTAGAGGGGGCTTGACAGATGCTCCCTCTCCATCTATAGTATTCTCATGGGCAACGGGGGTCCAAACCTCGCTTAAGTCCCACCCCTCCCATGCCTCTCATAGAAGCACAAACAGGGAGGGCTCGGGTAGGTGTCCGAGTGGTTAATGGAAGGAGTCTGTAAAACTTCTGGTTTATACCTACGTTGGTTCAAATCCAACTCTACCCATTATGTTTAAAGATTTATGTTTACTAAATACTTCTTTAAACATAAACATATGAACTGCAAGTCCTGCCAAGTTGAACTTGATGAAACAAATCAATACAAGAGTTCTCGTGCTCATTTGTGTAAAAAATGTTTCTCAAAATATCAAGTTCAAAAAGGTGTTGAGAAAAAGTTAAAACTTATTCAACGTCACGGCGGCGGATGTCAGTCTTGTGGATACAAAGGTCATTATTCTGTATTTGACTTTCATCATTTAGACCCCTCTAAAAAAGAAATCCAGTTAGAATGTGACAGGTGGGGATGGGATAGACTTGTAGAGGAAGCAAATAAATGTGCTTTACTTTGCTCTAACTGCCATCGTTTAGTTCATGCAGGTGAACTTGCAATATAAGTCCAAATCCCTCCCTGCCCACTTGACAATCAAATCCAAGTCTGGTATGATTGTCTCATGACTCAATAGCTCAGATGGATAGAGCAACTGCCTTCTAAGCAGTCGGTCGTAGGTTCGAGTCCTACTTGAGTCGCTTGACAATCAAACCAAGATATGGTAAGATTGTCTCATAAGCGGAGTTAGTTCAGCGGTAGAACGCTATCCTTCCAAGTTAGATGTCGTCGGTTCGATTCCGATACTCCGCTCTTGCTATTTGCTCTGGAAAGATAAACCAGAATGCCGTAGCAAACAGAGGGTAAGTCCCTGTTATATCCTTATGAGGTATATCACACTTGCCCCATCAAATACCGTTGATAGTCTAGTGGGCAGGACAGGCAGACAATGCACTTGGAGTTCGGGTTCGATTCCCGATCAGCGGTAACATTATTCCACAATAGCTCAGCGGTAGAGTCGGTGACTGTTAATCACTTGGTCCCTGGTTCGAATCCAGGTTGTGGAGTTGGTATTATAAATACCAAAAATTGTTATGATATTGACTAATGGATATATGCCATTTTAATGATTCATTTCCTTTTATAGTGATAAAAAATTTATATGATGAACAAGAATTAAATCTTATTTGGGAAGAATTAAATTTTTTATGTTATCCTGAAAAATTTTTAGAACCAATTGAATCGTCATCTGCGTTAACTCCCGATGGTGAAGTTCTAAAACAGAATAACTGTTTATTTTTGGAATCAACTTATACAGAAAGAAAGTTGTCAAATATTCTTACTGTTAATAGAAAAATTTTTAATTATTATGATGATATTTTTGGATCATCAAATTCTTGGTTTTTCAATCAATTTGAATGTAAAAGGGATACAACTTTAATTTCGTATTATGAAAATGGAGACTATTACAAACCACATACAGATAATGCAATATCTACATGTTTAACTTGGTTTTTTAAATCTCCAAAACAATTTGAAGGTGGAAATGTTTCTTTATTTTATGGTGGTGATGAAATAACTATAGAAATTGAAAATAACAAATGTTTAATATTTCCCTCTATGATAACTCATTCAGTTGAAAAAATTTCAATGAATGATGAAAATTTAAATAAAAAACTTGGTAGATTTTGTATTACTCAATTTTTACTTAATTAATTTTAAGGGCGATTAACTCAGCGGTAGAGTGCCTCCTTTACACGGAGATGGTCACTGGTTCGAATCCAGTATCGCCCATTTACATAAATACTTCAAAAAAAGAAGTATAATGGAAAAACTTTATAAACTTTTAAGTGATGCTCAGTCATCGCTTTTTGTATTATTCCATAAAACTTGGGCATTTCATTGGAATGTAGTAGGTTCGGATTTTACACAACTCCATCAACTTTTTGGTGGTCAATATGTAACTATGTTTGAGGAGATTGATCGTCTCTCGGAACATATGAGATACTTGAATGTAAAACCTTTAAGTTCTCTTTCGAGGATGCTTGAAGTGACGCAAATTCAGGAAGCGGCAAGTTCTACGACAGCAGATAAAATGCTTTCGGAACTTCTTGAAAATAATGAAAAGTTTTGTGAAATGATGAGTGAAATTTCTGAAGAAGCAGAAGCACAAAAGTCATATGCAACTGCTAATTTAGTTCAAGATTTAATGGAATCTCATGGTAAATTCATTTGGCAATTGAGAGCGCATCTGCAATGAAAACTTTCAATCAGTTTAAACAAATTGCCTATAAAATGGCAAAACCACACAAAGTCTATAATAACAATAGAATTACTAATGTAGGCGCTGGTAGAGCAATGGTAAAACGTTCTTCATCTAGTGCTGGAGGAAATGGTGGGGATGGATCTGGTGATGGGAATGGTGACTAAATAAAACAACTAAAACATTATGGGATAATGGAAAATTTAAATGTTCGATGTAAAGTTTGTAATAGAGAAATTGAAGGTCATCCAGTAAAAACTGTGACTTGTGGATGTTCAAATATGACTACAATTCGTGGAGGAGTCATATCTGCTGTTGACTTATCTAAGATTGTTATGCTAAACTCATTAGGTAATAAAACAAAAAAAGGAATTCTTACAAATGATGATATTGCCTGGCAAGAGGCTAGGCGCCAACGCAAAGTAAAGCGTTTAGATTTTGAGGTTCGTTGAACCTTTAACATTGGAAGATTGGCCGAGTGGTTGATGGCGATAGTCTTGAAAACTATTAACGTTAGTAGCGTTCCAGGGTTCGAATCCCTGATCTTCCTTTAAGATAAGTTACAAATTTAACAATTTCTTCAACAGTGTTACGTAATGAACACAAAATATTGACGTTGAATTATTTTAAATTATTATATAGTAGTAATATGGGACATTAATATGGACCAGCATACCTATGAAAACTGGGTGAAGATCAAGGCAACTTTTGAAGCCTCTGGAAACACCAATAACATGTTTTATTATAGAGCATGTGAAATTGCTAAAACCAAAAAAGATCCTCTCGCAAAGTTTCTTGGGGACAAGATATGATGCACGAACATGAAGAGTTTATTACACGTTCTGAAGTTCAGGAGATGATTGATGATGCTATCAGAAGACACAACCGTAATGCTTCTATCATTAGTATGTGCGTCGGTTGGGTGGTTCTTTCTTTATTTGCTGAGGGACTTTTAAGACTTATTGGTGTAATTCCACCTTTACTTCCATTTCTTAAAATTACTTTGAACTAATGGTAACAATTACAGAAGAAGATTTGCAAAAATTAAATCAAAGAGTTCTTCAACAAAAAATGGAAGAACTTTTTGAAGAACCATCTACTTATGAGGATGAGGAAGATGGTTAAACTCATATATACAACGATGACTATTTTTGGAGTCATTGGTTTTTTTGTTATTTGGGGATTGAATCACGCTTATCCACAATAGGAGATATTGAATGAAGATTTTTTTAGATACTGCTGATGTTTCATTAATTAAACCAGCGTATGAGACAGGATTATTAGATGGTGTCACTACAAATCCATCATTAATTCTTAAGAGCGGAAGACAACTTTCGGAAGTTATTCAGGAGATTTCAACAGATTTTCCAAACTTACAAAGTATCTCTGCAGAAGTGGTCGCAGATACTGCGGAAGAAATGCTTTCACAAGCACAAAAATATTACTCAATTGCACCTGCAATTACAATTAAAGTTCCTTGTACTGTAGAAGGACTTAAGGCATGTAAGTTTCTTTCTGATAAAGGAATTAAAACAAATGTAACTTTGGTATTCTCAGTTGCACAAGCAATCCTTGCATCAAAAGCAGGAGCAACATTCATCTCACCATTCGTAGGTCGTTGGATGGATAATTCTGTGGATGGAATTGAACTTATCAAAAATATTCGTAAGGTATTTGATCATTCATTTTCCCAAACCGAAATTCTTGCAGCATCTCTTCGTGATGTGAGGCAAGTGGAACAATCTTTCCTCTATGGTGCAGATGTAGTTACAATTCCTCCCATTGTATTTTGGGCAATGTATAAGAACATTATGACCGATAAAGGACTTGAACTGTTCCAAAAGGATTGGGAAGAAGTTATTAATACTAAAAAGAAAAAATGAAGAATATTGTTATCTTCGGTGCAACTGGAGATCTTTGTCGCAGAAAATTAATTTCGGCATTATATGAACTCCATAAAAAGAAATTGTTGCCAGATGATTTTATAATAACTGGAGCATCTAGAACACACCACACCAAACAAAGTTGGTTACATACTCTAGGTTCTTATTCTCAAGATTTTGTTGATAGATTAAATTATGTCGTATGTGATTTATCGGATCCAAAAAGTTTAAGTAAACTGGATCCTGGTGAGGATGTTACTTTCTTTCTTTCTGTTCCACCTGAAAGATATGGTGATGCAGTTTTAAGTTTGAAATCAACTGGATACGTTGAAGATCCAGAGAATAGTAGAGTAATTATTGAAAAACCTTTTGGTTATGATCTTCAGTCTGCTGAAAAATTGCAAGAAATTGTTGCTGCTAATCTTCGTGAGAAGCAAGTTTATCGCATAGATCATTATCTTGGTAAGGATACTGTAAATAATATTATTGCTACTCGATTTAGTAATATTCTTCTTGAACCTTTGTGGAACCGTGACTATGTAGAAGAAGTGCAAATTTTTGCAACAGAAACAATTGGATGTGAAGGTCGGTCCCAATATTATGAGACTGCTGGTGCTGTAAGAGATATGTTGCAGAACCATATGCTTCAACTCCTTGCTTTGATTGCAATGGATGCACCTTGTAAAAATAATGCAAAAGAAATTCGTAGAGAGAAGGTTAAAGTTCTTTCTGCTGCAAGACTAGGAACTAAATTGGTTTGTGGTCAATATTCTGGATATAAAAATGAACAAGGTGTCGATTTTAATTCACAAACACCAACTTTTGTTGCTGGGGATATTTACATAGATAACTGGAGATGGAAAGGAGTTCCATTTTACTTTATGACTGGTAAGAAACTGCCAGTATCTTGTGTTGAGGTTGTGATTAAATTGAAGTCTCCCCCACTAAACTTATTTGATGGGCATCAATATAATGATCGTATTGTTATGAGATTTCAACCAGATCCTCATTTTGATATACAGATTGATATTAAATCACCTGGAATTGATGATAAGGTAGAAACTGCGATCTTAACACATGATTATCCAGAGGGAGCAATTGATGGATATGTAAAATTATTTTATGATGCGATCAATAAAGATCAGTCACACTTCGTCCACTCTGAGGAAGTTATTGAATCTTGGAGAATTGTCGATGATCTTCTTTGCATTGGGGATCAATGCTCAGTAAATACAAAACCATATACTTATCAATCTGGAACATGGGGTCCAGAAAAAGAATTAGAAAGTATCACTAAGTGGGATTATCCACTCAAACTTGTTTAGGAGGAAGTTATGAAAGTTGGATTAATTGGTCTTGGACGGATGGGAGAAGGTATGTCCCGTCGTATGATGAAAGCGGGTATTGAAGTTTGGGGTTATCGTAGGAATTATGAAAAAGCAAACGAAGCATACGAAAGTGGGTATGTTAACGGCGTTACAACTACTATTGAAAATCTTGTTAAA